CTTGTACGGCCGGATGCCATACTCCTTAACGCACGTCACAAACCAGGCTGTAACCAGCGCGAAATCATTGTCGTTCCCTGGGCTGACGGTGAGCAGCCCTTTTTCGCGCCACTCTTTATAATCCTTGCCGTCGTCCTTGACCTCCAGCTTAGCTTCAGGGATGAAGTAATGCTGCAGCATATATTTCTTTTTCTCACCCGGCCGCATCACCATCATTCTGGCCGATACCAGGTCGGTGGTCTGGGCCAGGTCGACAAAGCCGATGCCGACGCAGCTGCGCAGGTCCTCCACCTTGAAGGTCTCCTCGTTGGTGATGACCTCAAGTGACAGCCACGCGGCGGCGTTGTTCTGCTTGATGTTGAAATCCTTGGCCAGGACGAATGCTCTGGTCTTCATATTGGTCTTGGATTCCTCCACCATCTGGCGAAGGAATGACCATTTTTTTATGACGCCAAGACCGGGGTTGGACTTAACCCAGCTGCTCTCGTCCTGCCATATTTCCGTCTCGGAATCTTGGGTGTACAGCCAGATGCGCCAGCGCGGCCGCTCCAGTTCACCGGCCAACACCTGCCGGGCCTCCTTCATACGGTCGTCCAGGTATCCGTCGTTGACAAAGCCCTCGGTGGTGATTTCGGCGTACAGCGGCTCGTCCTGGGTGGACAGCGCCTGCCGAATCGGCATGACCGGTCCGTTATCCTTCATCTCGTGGACCTCGTCCACGGAACCCTTGATGATGTTGCGGCCTTCCTTGGCTTTCGTCCGGGAGGACATCTTCCGGATGCTGCCACGGTTCTGCCGGCTGAACTTGCCCTTCTTCTTTTTTTGCTGCGGGTGGCCGAAGAAGATGCCGCGAATATTCTTCCGGGTGACCTTCTCCAGAGAAGGGCTTTCCTCCCGCATGGCGTCCACCGCTTGGAACATGAGGTCGGCTTGGTCGTAGTCGTTGGATGCCAGCAGGATCTTTGCGCCCATCGGCCCGCAGAAGAACTCCGCCAGATCCATAGCCGATTCAAAAGGCGTCTTCCCGTTTTTGCGCCCGACAACCAGCAGGTATTCCTGAATGAGGCGGACCCAGCGGTCAACCTCGGCATCAAAAATATAAAAGGCGTATACCGCTTCGATAAACGCCTTCTGGAACAGCATTAAAATAAACGGCTTTCCCGCGAAGGGCGCCTCATAGTGCTTGCATTTTTCTTCAATGAATTTGATCCGCTTTTGCGGTTCTTTCAGGTCAAATCGAAGATCCGGATTTTCCAGGTCCTGCAGGATGCGGTCAAATTCTTGGTGCAGCTCATGCCCGACCGTGATTTCGCCGCGCCTGCACTTGCCGATGTACTCCAGCAGCCAGGAATGCTGCCACACGGCGCCGAGCACCTCGCAGTAAGCGCCGGTTTTCAGGTCGATCATTATTCAAATTCCTCAAGGTCGTCGTCTTGTTCAAGCAGGTTTTTGCTGAGGATGCTGTTGAGGGCCTTGATGATAACGGCATAAGAATTGGAGTTCTTAAGAAACTGCGTCGCCGCCGGCACCGTCTTCTGCAAGCTGTTATCCTTCGGGTGCACCTTGACGGACCCCGTCTGCCCGATCAGCTGCCGCAGCGCCCAGTTCTCAGAATAAAGGAAAGACGCGTCGGTGATCAGTCCCTCGACAAGCCGCCGCTTCGGTTCCTCGATATCCTTGAATATCTCGGTCAGCTTCGCGTGTTCTGCTTCGAATACGGATTCTTTCGTCACCATTGCCGCCTTCTGCTCGTTTCTGGCCATAATTCCCGCGCCCTTCCAACCGGACCCCTATAAAATTAGGTCTTTCTGATTTTCTGGCCGAATTCAAAATTTTGCCCCGTGTGCTCTTCTTATGACTGCTATGCGGTCTTGGCACACCTCGGTCGAATTCGGACCCGGGGGGCCTATGCGACGTACCGGTCAAACCATTTGTCGATGTAACCGCGATATTCATCCTTCCTATACCGCAGCGCCTCGTTGATTTCAAGCCGCCGCAGGCATTCTTCGCGGCTGACGTCGCAGAAGATCAGCTCTGCATTCAGGTCACTGGCCAGCTGCTCACGCTTAAAACGATCCTCATAACCGCCGATGATCCAGGCGCTGTTCCACTTGCCGTACCTGGTCTTTATATTATCAAGCAGCTTGTCCCGGACGCCCAGCACATTGCTCAGCAGCTCGTTCGGCTTATCAAACTCCGGCTGCAACGACACTGCCGCATATATCTCATCCATATCTACTACCAGATCACCGCGCATCATCCGCTCCCGGACAAACGTGGTCTTGCCGGCCAGCGGTGGACCGTAGACAATATAAATGCCGCGTTCAGCTGTATGGCCGAAGCGGTGATGGATCTCATTATGGCAGTCATAACAGACGATCAGCACGTTTTGCGGATTCAAGCTGATCATCGGATCATTAACGTTTTCCGGTGTCAACTCGGTGATATGATGGCCGATGCAATCCAGCGGATTTGTTATCACCCTGCCGCACTTCTGGCATACCGGACCACGCTCGGCAATAAGTCCAAGCCGAAACCTTATCCAGCGTTCTGACGCCAGGAAGGTCTTAATCAAAGAATACTTTGCCATGGCAACCCCTTACCAATTGTTCTTTTCCGAATCCTTGGTATGCTTGAATTTATCCTTCGCCAGCCTCAGCTTCTCCTCGCCCAGATCAGCATCGCGCTGCCGAAGGTATTGCTTTCCGAGCCATATGGCCATGGCCGCGCTGGTCTCCGAAAGCTTGAATTGATTCCTCCGCAGACTGATTCTGCCCTTGGCTGAGTGCTTTTTATATACACCGCAAAACGTATCGCCATACTCAGCCTTGCACCAGCGCTCTATGGTGTCTTCAGAGCAGCTGAACCACCCGGCGATCTCATCTTTTGTGCATAACATGGCACACAGCTTTTCGAATTCCGTCTTGTTTATCTCTATTCTCGGCCGTGCCATGTTCCACCTCGCTATGAACGCGCCAAAACCGCCTTCTTGCCGGTAAATGCTTCCCAACGGTTTATAATCACATCGACATACCGAGGATCATATTCCATCATGTAGCACAACCGGCCCATCTGTTCACAGGCGATCAGTGTTGAACCACTACCCCCAAAACCGTCGAATACAATGTCTTCCTGCTTACTGCTGTTATGTATAAACTGAGCCAGAAGCCGTATCGGCTTCATCGTCGGATGTAGATCGTTGACCAAATTCTTATCGCACCGCAAAATGTCCGGCGCCAGATCATTAAGAATCGTCTTTGCCAGGTCGCGCAGCTCGTCTTCGCTCATCAGATCGATGCTCTCAATAACGCTGCGCTCCTTACGCCCAGCGTACCAGAATTTCACGCTGTCACCCTTGCATCCGAACAAACACGGCTCATGTAGGTTCTGGTACTTATTGCCGCCCAGGACAATTTGATTCTTGACCCAGATCAAGACCTGTTTAAACGTCAGCCCAGCCGGCACCAGCGCATTGATAAAAACACCGTTCCCGAGCTCCTTGTAGAAAATATAAAAGCTGCCGCCGTCTTTCAAGATGGCGGCGACATTCATATTGAAGTCCAGTAGGAACTGAGCGAAAGCATCCTCCGGTAGATTGTCATTGAGGATTTTATTGCGCTGCCGCTTGCCTTTCGGTGTTTTACCAGCGCCCTCATACTTCATGTTGTACGGAGGATCCGTGCAAACCATATCAGCCAGGGCACCGTCCATCAATACTTGAATATCATCAGCAGACAGGCTGTCACCGCACATAACGCGATGCCGCCCAAGCAAATAAACGTCGCCCGTCTTTGCTTTGGGTGCCTCAGGTAATTCGATGTTAAAATCATCCTCGACAATTTCCGGAGCTTCGCTCAAATCGGTAAACCCGAAGGACGACATGTCTAAATTGATTCCGGCCAGTTCGGTGGTCAGCTTGTCCATATCCCACGTAGAAAGCTCCGCCGTCTTATTATCCGCCAGCCGGAAAGCCTTGATCTGATCGTCCGTCAGGTCGTCGGCTCTGACGCAAGGCGCCTCCTGCAGCTTCAGCTTCCGCGCCGCTATGAGGCGCGTGTGCCCGGCGACGATCACGTTGTTGCTGTCAATAATAATCGGCACCTTGAAGCCGAATTCCCGGATGCTCGCCGCAACGGCATCGACCGCGCTGGCATTCTTCCTGGGATTGTTGGCGTATGGGATAAGCTCCGATATCGGCATGTTGATAATCTGCATATGTTCACCATGATTTCGTGTTCGGATGGATCTCTTTTAACTCAAAATACAGCTTCATCGCGGCCACGCTGCCGCGCTTGCACTGGCTGATGAGTGACTTCCAGACCTCGGGTAGCTCAGCATCGGTATACATAGAAACCTTACTGTTCATGTAGTTGACAAACCGCTCATCCTGCATCCACATCCAAAGGGTTTTCATCGTAATGCCGGTTTCCTTGCATTTCTCAGTTTTCGTCCGACGATCCTCAGGATTTATCAGCAATTGAACGATTTTCATCTGCTTCGGGTTCGGTTGCCATGCTTTACCTTTTGTTACCTGGTTCGCGCCCACCTTCTCCACCAGCCAATGTTAAACGAGTATATCCGGAACTTCTTTTTCAAACCAGTTCCAGTCAATACCGAATCGTTGTAATATGTCCCCAAAATCCTGCACATCGTGATATTCGATCCGCAGGCCCCGCTCGCCTATGCCGATATGCTTCAGCTCATGAAGCATTAATATTTTGCGCTGATTCTCCGAAAGCAGAATAACGTGCGGTTCGTAAAATGTGATTATGAAATCATAAGGCAAATAAGCGCCGTATACCTTGTTGATCCTGCGGCAGTCGCCGTAAACCAGCTTGGACTTGTCCTGCTTCTTTTCAAAGGACCGGACATAGCCGACCTTTATCTCAAACTCTGGAATGATGCTGAGCTCCGGCATCTTCTCAATGATCTTTTCGGCAAGCTCCCGTAAATCGTCGGCGACTTCGGCGTCCCTGATCCCAAGCTGCTGACGGAGATGCCGGATGATATCAACCCGCTCTTCGTTTCGGAGACTGTTATACATGAGCTGCAGTTCTTCCAGCGCGGCACACCAACCTTCGCACTCAACGCTGCAGCTTGCGCATACATTGTTTTTCATAACATTCCTGTGTATTACCTTTTTGTTACTAATCAGTTGTATAATGTCTTCTGTTCTGATACATTTAGGATGACGAAAGCGAGGGGTTGAGATGAGAAATAATATGATAAAAACCGTAAACTCGAATGATAAAGCTGTTATTTTTTTGAGTCATAAATCCGATGACAAGGAATTCGCTGACATACTTGAAGAATTTGTTTCGGGACTTGGTGTGCGAGAGAACCAATTGATATATACAACTCATCCACTTCACAAAATCCCTTTTGGTCATAACACATATGATTACTTAAGAGAAAATATTAACAACGAAATATTTATGATATTTCTCATATCAGAGAAATATCTTGATAGCGCTGCTTGCTTAAGTGAGATGGGTGCAGCATGGGCAATGCGAAGTGATTATGCTTGTTTCTTTATCCCCGACTTTAACTTTAATAATCCAAAATTTCAGGCCTGCCCAATAGACACTAAAAAAATAGGCATTATATTAAACGGAGATATGATTTGTAAGGCTGGCATTATTGAGTTCAAAAATAAGATCCTCAGTCTATTTAACCTTCCAGTAAGTGAAGCAAAATCAATGTTTCTTATTGATAAGGTTATAGAACAAATTAAAAGGGTGAAAAACGCCAGGATTACAAACCATACTGATAATAAATCTTGTATTGACATTGATGCGCTTACAAATTCCGAGATGAAAATATTACGTAGATTCTTTTCAAAATCACTAAATGAATTTTCACCTGTACCTCAGATAATCTCAGCCGAAG